TGAGCAAAGAAATTAACTGCTTCTGTATCTCCAGCCGCTATACCAAAACCAAACGCATCTGGTTGATATTTAGTTACATCAGCCGCTACAATAACATCTGACCCTGTATAGTTAGCCATTAATTACTCCAAATTAGATAAGCAATAATTAAAATCACAGGAATAGAATACATTGGGTTGTTTTTAGCTTTTACCCAAACCCATTTAGTCCATTTTCTAATCTGTTTCCAAATCCATTGGTTCATCTTTTTTCTTCCTTGTTTTTCTTTTTTTTGGTTTTAATTCTACAACCTTTTCTTCTTTTACATTATTTTCTACAGGTTTGTAACCTTTAAAATCCCAAACTTTTTTATTGTTTTCATAATCAATATAATTTCTCTCTATAATTTTGTTACCTTTTTGAAGTTTAATCTTTGCAGTATTTTCTAATTTTATTTTTACCATAATTTCTCCTAATTAATCCTGTGGGCTATTTCTAGCCCACAAGAAATCAATCATTATTGAACTGATGAGTCGAAGTGTAACTCTACACCATATGAATCGTGGATTTCTCCTACGCCATATACTGCTGTCGCTACAATCTCGTCTGCTCTTAATGAAGCATCTCTTTGAGTTTCTATTTTTAGCCCTTGCATTTCTGCCATTGCTAAAGCATCTCTGTGAAATGCCGCACCTTTATAGTCTCCAGCATTACCCGTATTAGACATATTTGAAGTTTCAAATATTCTCATACCAGCTAATGTTCCTACAAAACCACTTCTTAAAGCTTCGTTAGCTAAATCGTTTGCGTTTGAGTTTGCAAATGTATTAGTTAAGTTTGCTTTTAAGTCGTAAGCAATTTTAGGGTGTAAGACTACTGCACATTCATTGATATTTAATGCGTTGTTTCTTAAATCTGAAGCCGCTTGGAAAACTCTTGCCGCAGTTATTGCCGCAGTTCCGTCTCCGATTCCAAATGAGAAACCATCAAATAGTGCTGTCATATCTGTGTCTTGTTTTTTAGCAATCGCTTCTCCAAACAATCTACCAATATCTGCCGCAACATTTCTTGGTGCCGCATTTCTTGCTAAATCTGTTAGAGTTGTCATAACACCAACCTCTGATGCAGTAATTGTTACTGAACTAGGGTCGATAGCTGTGTTTGATAAATCCGTTGCCTCTGAAACAGCTGCCGCTGAAACTGCCGCATAAATCGGAACTTCAACTGCTTTTCCACCGCCTGTAATCGCATAATTTCTTACAAGATTACGCATGATAGATTGTTCTTGAGCAACGAATTGTGCTTCTGCCACTATCTCTGTGTATAGTTCCGATAGCGTAGAACTTGTGCTTTCGTTTGCCATTTTATTTACCTATTAAGTTATTTTGTTAAGTTTATTTCTATCGCACCTGAATCTCGTTTCTTACGATATTCTGCATAAGTTTTACGATCTTCTGGTTTCGATAAATCCAAGTCCTGAATATTTAAGGGTTTTACAGTTTTACCACCAACAGCACTCTGACTTCCTGAACCAGACAAAGACCCTTTACGGAAATGTGGGTTGCTATCTAAAAACTCATTAACTCTATCTTCTAAAGTAAAAAGTTCTCCTTTAGCGTTATATCGTACATTAGAATGATTATCAACTACTTCTATACGACCATCATCTGTGTACTTAACCTCATCTTTTAACAAAGCAACAACTTGACTAGGATTGATTGCATTATTTTTAGATGCAATAGAAAGTATTGAATTATCTACTTTTTCTTTTTTGATTTGAGTTTTATATCTCAATACTTCTTCTTCCTTTTCTTTTATTCTGTCTTGCATAATCTTTTCGATTTCAGATTTAGATTTAGCTTCTTTTAATTGTTGTTCTTTTAAAAGTTCTGCTTTTCTAGTTTCTTCTTCTTGAAGTTTCTTTTCGTATTTTCTTTGCTCTGCTTCAAGTCTTGATTTGATTATGTTGTCTAATTGTTCTTGAGTAAAAGTATTTTGTTTTGGTGTTTCTACTTTTACTTCTGTGTTTGTTTCTTGCGTTTGATTTTCTGTTGCTGTTTCTTGAGCAACATTTTTTTGTTCTTCTGACATTTTTTCTCCTATATTATTAGTTCGCCTTGTTCGTCATACCAATCAGGATTGACGTAAGACCATTGATGACGACAGTTATAACCACCACGAACAACCAAAGGGTCGCCAGCTTTTTTTCCTGACCAACTTCTTGATGTCCATATTTTTCTGACTTCATCAACTGTGAAAAGTCCATCTTTTCTTTTAGGTTTTATTACACCATTTATGATGTTTCTGCAAATCTCTCTTGTAGTAGGTATTACATCTCCATAATATTTTACAAATGTTAAACCAGCATCTTGAGACTTATTGAAATTAAGTGTTGCATCAAAATCACGCAAAGAATCATTAAGTATTTGGCCAGCATATCTTTTCATATTCTCTCCAGCACGATCTCTAGCAAATTTAGTTTGAAGTGTTTGTACTGCTCTATCAACTGCTGATTGTTGTGATTTTTTAAATTTATTCTCATTTACAAAATTAACTAATCGTTGAATTTCTGGGTCATCTGAACTAGCATAGATGCCATTTATTGTTTGTCTAAGTTCTTTTTCTAATACTGCAAATTCACTTCCTACTAATGTATTCTGATAAACCTTTTCAGATAATCTTCTAGTAAATGTGTTTGATACATCTTTGAACTGAGTAAAGTATTGTTGTTTTAGATTTTGTATTAATGCTAGATCGCCTTTTGTAAGTTCTTGAAACTCTACAGGAATATTACCAATTCTTTTAAATGCTTTCTCAATCCTTTTAGCTTGTTTGTTAAAACCATCTCTAACAACTGTATCTGACCAAGCTAGATATTCTCTCTCAAGAATAGATTTAATTTGTGGTCTGATTGCAATAGCCGCTTGAAGTTCTACTAACTTACCATCTGTTAAAGGTAGCTTAGATGCAGAAGAAACTACTTCTCGTTCTATTCTATCTAAAGTTGTTATAAGTGATTTGTAATATTCGGCTTCTGCAAGTTCTATTTGCTTGATTCTATAATTTGTTGATTTTTCTACAATATCAGCCATTTTTTTTGTCCAAAATTTCTTGTCTGATTGGACAAGATTTAATGGTTTTCTTATAGTACATTTATCGTATGAAAACAAACAAAACAAAAGGAGAGAGAAAAATGAAAACAAAGAGAGAGTTAGGTAGAAGATATGCTGATCTAAGATCAGAAATTAAAAGTTATACTAATGATAGTTATGACGATCATTTTACTTGGGAACATATTTTACAAACTTACGTTCCAGCTAAAGTATTAAAAGATTGGATAGCCAAATCAGAAGAAGAACTAAAAGAACATGAACAAAATGAGGAGAGAGAATAATGAAAAAATTGACAATTATAAGAGATAAAAAAAAATATAACAAAAAATTTTACGATATGAAAATAGTTAAATATTTTGATACACCATTTGAAGCATGTGAATATTTATTTAGATATATGCCAAATGGAAGATTTGATGGTCTAAATGTAAGTTATGATGAAGTTGTCGATTCTGTAAATGTTTTATGGGTTGGTTGGCTTGATGAGGATATTTTAGATAACAATACAATTAAAATTAAATAGTTTCTTGCTCTACTTCTTGATCTTCTTGTGCTGGTTCGTCTTGAGTGAATTGACCAACTTCTGATTGTTGATCTATTTCTTCAAATATTTCATTAAGTTTATTATCATCATCAACAACTGCTCTAGCGATTTCTTTATCAACTTCTTTACTAAATGTTGCAGAACCAATGTTTAATGCTTTTGCTTGTTGGTAATAAACTAGATCAGCCGCATAGTCTCTGATGTTAAATGAATCAGGATAATTAATCTCGCCATCAAATGTAGAATTTTGGAATAGTGCATATAATCTAAATAGTTGTTCTTCTGCAATTTGTAGATTGTCAGCTTTCTCTGATAGTCTAGCATTTAGTAATTCAAATTCTGTTTGTAGTGCAACACCAGATGTTATTCCTGTCTTTTGTGTTCTTACTGCCCCTGTATGTGCAATTCTATTTATAGAATCTACTTTGTTATTTATAGAGTCCATAATTGCAGTTAAGTTTTGACCAGATGGTTGAAGTAAATATGGTTTTAAGTTTGGTTCTAATTCATCAGGCATTTCAATTACTGCACCAGCACCAGCACTTGCATTTACACTTGGAGTTTTAACTAATGATGGGTGGTTCGTTAATCTGATTAATTGTTCCATCTCTGAATATTCATTGTAGATAGCTTTTTGTAGATCAGCAATATCAGTTAAATCTGATTGGCCAATTCCTCGTTTGTGCGATTTAGAATTGTACAAAATAACTGCTGGTATTTTGCCAATCATATTATCTACAGTATCTATCAAAGTTGGTTCTGATCTATCATCTTTTAAATAAACAGTATCGACTCTATCTAAATACCACATTCGCATATAAGTACCGCCATCTTTATCTACTTCTTCTCTGATCTTTAAGTAGTCTAATGTGTACTTACCATTTAATTCTCTTTTAAAATTCCAATCTAAAACATTTTCAGGAGTAACTATTGAAACATATGGTCTTA